GAGTACCGCAAGAGGCCCCCAGGGGAGGAATTAAGGCGGGGTAGGTTAGTCCTCACTGAGGAGGAAAGGAAGCTGGTCAAGCAATTCCACCTTGACGACGAGCAGATCTACTGGCGCAGGTACATGATCGAGCAGGTTTACCGAGGGGATGAAGAGAGCTTCGCCCAGGAGTTCCCCGCCACAGATGAGGAAGCCTTCATTGTCGCCGGCAACTGCTATTTCGACAAGGCCCGCCTCAAGGAGGCCCTTGTCAATTGCACCGATCCCAGGAAGCACTTAGAAGTGGAAACCGCCCTCCGAAGCCCTTATGACCTCGTTTACCGCCTCCGGGAGCATGACCGTGGCCGGCTTTGGATATGGCACGAACCCCAGAAAGGCCACCGCTACCGCATGGGAGTTGACGTAGCAGAGGGCAAAGGGCAGGACTACTCGGCAATAGAGGTCTTCGACGAAACCACCATGGAACAGGTGGCCGAGTGGATGGACAACACCGTTGACCCCATCTCCTTCGCCCGCATAGTCGTGGCCATCGCCAAGTGGTACAGCAACGCCACAGTTGCCATCGAGATCAACGGCCCCGGGCTTGCCACCCAGAACGAGGCCAAACGCTTTTACTACAACTTCTACTTCCACCAGTACATCGACCGCTTCACCAACCGGAGGACGGATAAGCTCGGATGGCTCACAACTCCCACCTTTAAGCGCTATCTTCTCAGCTATATGGAACACGTGATCTCGGCTTGTAGGACAGTTGATGACCTTTGTGCACTCTGGTGATCTTGCCGAGGCAGCACCGGGTTGTTTTGATGACTTAGTAATGAGTTGTGCAATTGCCCTCTACACCGCCTACCAAGACGGCACCATCTTCTGGGACAAACAGGAGGCAACAGGCGAAAGGATAATTGACCAGAAGAGAGATATTCTTGACCTTTCTCCTCCGCCGGATTATGATAGCTGGTGGCAGGAGAAGGAGCAGGAGGAACACTGGTTAGCCCTGTGAAAGGAGGGAAAGATGGCAGAGGCAAGAGTACCTTTGAATGTGAGGCCACAGGACAGGGACCTGATCAGAGACTTGGCCAAAGAAAGAGGCACCACCATGACGGCCGTGATCGACGAGATGTTCAGGATCTACCGCACCTACTTGGCCAACCAGCTGCGCACTGACATGCTTGACGAGAACTACATTAGGCGAGATGACCTTGATGCACAGGCCCGCAACATTGTCCAGAGCATGTTTCAGCCTGTCGATGCCGATTATTTCTTTGAGCTTTGCGATTTGCAGTACAGGATCCCGGCTCATTTTCTCCTTGCTGGTATCCTGAAGATTGCAAGGGAGCAGGGGCAATGGACCGCTTTCATCATTGATCCGGCTTGGCAGTCGGGGGAAGTGTGGCAGAGGGAGGTGGAGTGCAGGCATTGCAACAAGGTGTTTTGCCCCAAGCGGATGGGGCAGGTGTACTGCTCCAACGAGTGCGCTGCCAAGGATGCTCAGGCCAATGTCCAAAAGGGAGTCGCAAATGGATAGTGTGCTGACCGTAATCCTCCCTTTCGTCACTATCATCATTATCCTACTCCTGAGCCAAATTTTCTTGCTACTTGCCATCCTCCGCAAACTGGACCGTTCCGAAGGCTCCTGGTTCCCTCTGCCTCGCCTTTCTTCCCCTCCACCACCTGAAGAGCAAATCATAGCCCCCAGCGAGGAAGAGCGGGACCTTCTGGAGTGGGAAAGGGAGAGGAAATCCAAGGAGGTGTCTTAATTGGATCTCAACCAGTATTTGGATAAGATTTACCAGGAGGCCAAGTTTGCCAAAGAGGAAGTGGCCAAAAAGGGAAGTCGCCTACCTCACCGACAGCCGCCCTGTGATCCGCATAGTGGCCCGCAATGACCACCTGCAGCCTGTTGCCGAGGTGCTCGAGGACATCATCGCCGCCCTCTGGGAGGAACGCAACTGGCAGCAGAAGCAGCAGGAACTCCTAGTCCTGGCCGCCATCTTCGGTGCCGCCTTTTCCCGCTGCATCTGGAACCCCCAGTTGGACGATGGGCGAGGCGACATTGACATTGTGGTCGGTGACCCCCGGGTTTATCTCGTTGATCCCTTCTGCCTCCGGGCCAACCAGCTGGATGAGGCCGAGTACATCATCCACGAGTATGTTGTTCCCAAGAATGTCCTCGACGAACAGTATCCCCATTTGGCCCCCCGAATAAAGCCCACCTATGGAGCAGATGAGGAGGAAAAGGGCTTCAGGCACTTCCTCCGCAAACTTCTCTTTGGCACAGAGAAGGAGCAGAAAGCTATTGTCCCCCGCTGCCTTGTCCAGGAATTCTGGATCAAGGACAGGAGCCGGGTGGAGCTTGAAGACGGCCAGTCGGTGCGCAAGTATCCAGGGGGCAGGCATATCGTCCGGGTCGGGAAGGTCATCCTCAAGGACGAACCTAACCCCTACATAGACGAGCACTTCCCGATCGATATGTTCGACTGGAGCTTCAATCCCAACAATGCCTGGGGGATATCCGAAGTCGAATACCTCCACAGCCTCCAGGAGATGTACAACAAGCTGATGGCCATCATAGTGGAACACGCCATCCTCACCTGCAATGCCGTCTGGATTGGCGAGGAGGACGCCCTCAGTCCCGCTGCCTGGAGCCGGTTGACCAACAAGCCCGGAGCCATCGTGAGGGTACGCCCTGGCAAGACCCTGCACCGGGAACCCCCTCCACCGCTTCCCGCCTATATCCAGAACGCAGTCCAGTACCTTGAGAACCAGATGCAGGTGCTGAGTGGGATGACGGATGTGATGAGGGGGGAGAGAGGGGCGCTGACATCGGGGGTGGCCATTGAGTGTGTGGATGCCGAAACGGAATGTTTGACGAAACGAGGGTGGAAGAAATATTGGGAGATTGAAGAAGATGATGAGATATATGTCTTCAATCCACAAACTGGCCATGGCGAATGGTCCCCTCTTTTGAGGCTAAATGTGCAGGAAGAATATAGCGGCCCAATGTATGTGTTGAAGAATAAAAATATAGACGCCTTTGTGACTCCTAATCACCGTTGGCTCGTGGGATCTACTAATGGGCATTTCAGAGGGGGAAAGTGGAAATTTTTACAGACCCCTGAGCTGAATACAGACGATTTTATTCCTTCGGTTGCCCCTATAGATGGAGTTGAGTGTTCTGAATACGATGATGCTCTTGTGGAATTGATTGGATGGATTGTTACCGAGGGAGCCTATTACTTAAAGAAAGTGGATGGGCATACTTATCCAGAGATTCTTATCCACCAGTCAATTGCAAACGAGCGGAATTGTGATCGGATAGAGAAATGTTTGAGACAACTTGGGATCCATTTTACAGTTCGACATGATAGCAGACCTTGCCGAAATCACCCGATTAGGATATGGACAATTCGTGGTGAGTGGGCTAAGAGGATTATGGGCCAGTTTCCCGATAAAAGGCCGGGGTATGAATTTATTACCTCCCTTCCAAGAAGGCAGTTGATTCTTCTTGCTGAAGCTATGCTCTTGGGGGATGGAAGGTGGTTTGGAATGAATCCTCCACACAAGAATATAAGCATTGAGTTTTTCTCCTCGGATAAGGAGTTGATAAACCAGTTCCAGATGATCCTTACGTTAGCTGGTTTTGCAAGTTCTAATGGAATTGTACCACACTATGAAACAAGCTTCTTCAAGGGCAATCATAGGTCTGAGAGATATGGAGACTGCCTTAGAGTTACTTGTAAAAGAACCGGGAAAATAGGCATAAGGAATTTGCGGGACCATGGTGACTTTATGCAGGTTGATTATAAAGGACCGATCTGGTGTCCAACTACCACAACGGGCACTTGGGTAGCTAAGAGGAATGGAAAGGTCTATATTACTGGTAATAGCCTCCAAGTAGCCAGCCAGGCCATTGTCCGCCTCCGTGCCAGAAGCTTTGAGCAATTCCTCTCCCGCATAGGGCAAAAGCTGATATCGAGGATCTTCCAGTTCTACACCACGGATAGGGTTATCAAGATCCTCGGACCAGACGGAAACATCAGGCAGTACGAGTGGGTGAGGAAGCAAATCATGGATCCCATCCAGAGGTACTACGAGGGCGACTACCGCCAGAAGCTCCACTCCGCTTTCCGTGACCTCCAGTTCAAGGTGGTCGAAGGCTCCTCCCTCGCCATGAACAAGATCCAGAAGGTCATCCAAGTCGGTAAGGGTTCCAGAGCCCTCGAGGCAAATGGAGGCTGAGATGAGGGCAAAAGGATTAACAGGGGAGGCGTTGAAGCCATGAGGAAAAAGTGTGATATGCGCAGTAAAATCAGATCCAAAGGCATGGGCAGAGGCTTGGGCATCGGAAGGGGCAAAGGTCCCATAGGAATTCCCATCTTGAGGAAGAAAAGGAGAAAGAGGGCCAGGAGATGAACGCCAGACTGACGCCCAGGGACATCGAGAAGATGATTGGGGAAGTGCGCACCATTGCCTCCCGCTATGGGGGATGGCTGAAGTTGGAAAAGATTTACGAGAGGCCGAACAGACTTGAGAAGGTGGAATTGCACCTGTTCTTCAAGTTGCCCTATGGAGACGAGCGGGAGGCTTGACATTAGTCTGAACATACTTTAGTCTTTTTACAGATAGCGCCGTGAAGGGGAAAGTTGCCTGTTGAGGGTGGCTTTCCCCTTTTT